ATCCGCCAGCGGCCCCAGCACGTTCGCGCGGAAGCTCAGCGTGGCAAGGTCGGCCAGGATCGAGCCGATCAGCCCCTTGAAGCTGACCTTGCCGCCCTCTGCAAAGCTGCGGAAGGCGTTCTCGGCCGACTGGAACGCGCCGGTCAGAACCTCGCCGATCTGGCCCGCGAAGTCGCCGGCGCGCGACGCAAAGTCGCGCAGGGTCTCGACGGTGCGGGCCCACCCGGCGGTGGCACGGTCCGCGCCGGCCTCGATGTCCTCGCCGGCCTTGGCGCCCGCGGCGCCGGCCTTCGCCGCCGCGGTTCCGACCTCCTCCACGCCAGGAATGACCTCGGGCGGCACCCCGAGATCCTCGAGATCCTCCGCCAGCTTGCGCGCCTCGTCGCTGGCGTCGGTGGTTCCGTCGGCCACCCCGCCCATGGTCTCGCGCAGACGCGTCAGCGCCACGTCGATGCTCCGGTTCGACCCCTGCCGCAGCGCATCCGCCTCCGCCTGCGCCGCGATGGCGTCGCCCTGCGCCTCGATGGAACTGTCCCTCAGATCGGCGCTGGCCGACTCCACACCACTCGCGAGGCGGCCGAACGCGGCGAACGGCGCAAGGGGGCCCACGTCTGGCAGCGCCGCCAGCGCCGAGAACCTGCCGGCGAAGTTGGCGACTCCCTTGACCATGTCCGCCAGCGCGCCGAGAAAGTCGGATTTCATGTCGGCAAAGACGGCCTTGAGGCCCAGCCCCATCGCCTTCCCCTGCCGCTTGATCTTGTCCCACACGCCCTCGGCGACGTCGCCCAGCAACCCCAGCGCCTCGCCCCACGATCCCGTCGCCTCGCGCAGCCGGATCAGGAAATCCACCAGGAATCCGGCGCCGACGATCAGCGCGCCGATGCCGGTGCGGATCAGCGCCCCGCGCAGCACCACCAGCATCGTGGCCAGGCCGCGCACGCCCAGCGCCGCGGCAGCAAGGCCCCCGACGAAGCGCCCGATCAGGAACGCCACGAAACTGCCGGCGATGCTCGCAAGCAGCCGGAAGTTGTCGACCGCGAACTTCGCCGCCCGGCCTAGCCCTTCGAGCGCGCGCGCCACCGGCCCGCCGGTGCGCGAGATCGCGGCGATTCCGTCGGCGGCGGCCTTGAGCGCCGGCGCCAGCGCCACCGTCAGCCGGTTCGCGACGCCGCGCCCGATCAGCGCCAGCCGTGACAGCGCGTCGTTGGTCTGCTCGATGCGGTCCGCGTCCTGCTCCGACACCGCGACGCCGAAGTCGCGCACGTCCTCGGTGGCCTGCCGCAGGGTCGCGCTGTCGATGCGGCTGAACACCACGCCGGCGCGGTCGCCGAACAGTTGCGAGGCCACCGCGGCGCGCTGCGTCGGCGGAATCAGCCGCTCGATGGCGTCCTGGATCGTCGCGATGCGCTCGTCGAGCGGCAATTGCGCCAGATCGTCGGCGCTGAGCCCCAGCCGGTCGAGCGCGTCCACCGCCGGCCCGGTGCCGGCGGCGGCCTGGCTGAGCCGCCGGGTCAACTGGATGGTGCCCTGCTCGATCTGGCCCAGCGACACCCCGGCAAGATCGCCAGCGCGCTGCAGCACCTGGATGCTGGCGGTGGTGGAGCCGAGCGACTGCGCCAGCTTGGCCTGGCTGTCGATCAGCGCCAGCGACGAACGCACAGCCAGGCCGACAGCCCCGGCGATCGCCAGCCCCGCCACCCGGAACACCCGCCCCAGCCGCCGCCCCAACGCCGCAAGCCGGGCGTTGACCAGCGCCATCTCCTTGCGGATCCGCGCCATGCCCTTCGCGCCGGCCTCGCCGATGCCGCGAAACTCGGCCTTCAGCCGGTTGCCGCCCTCCGACCCGAAGCGGACGGATACTCTCTTCTCGGCCATCCTCGGTTCACCCCGTCACCGATCCGGATGCCGCCGCACGTCGGCGCATCGGGCTTGCAATATGTATCATGACAAGATACATTCCGGCATGATCGTCAGCACGAAGGGCAAGGTCGCGGCGAACGCGGTGCAGGACCGGTTCGGCAAGGGCTTCCCGGCCGATCTGGTCAGGCGAACGCGGGCGATGCTTTCGGCGCTCGATGCGGCCGTGGTTCTCGAGGATCTGAGGTTCCCGCCGGGCAACCACCTCGAGGAACTGCGGGGCGACCGCGCCGGGCAGCATTCGGTGCGCATCAACGACCAGTGGCGCATCTGCTTCGTGTGGACGGAACAGGGGCCGGCCGATGTCGAGGTCGTTGACTACCACTGAAAGGGCGCAAGATGACATTGATGCAGAACCCTTCTCATCCGGGCGAGGTGCTGAAGGCGCTCTATCTCGAGCCGCTGGATCTTGGCGCCATCGCGCTTGCGAAACACCTGCATGTCCCGCGCACGCGGATCGAACGCCTGGTGAAGGGCGAGACCGCGCTGTCGGCCGACACGGCGATGCGGCTGGCGCGCTTCTTCCGCACGACGCCCGAATACTGGATGAACCTTCAGCGGGCCTGGGATCTTGCGCGGGCGCGAGAGCGGGTCGATGTCTCAGACATCACGCCGCTCGAGGCTGCCTGACGCCATCTGCTCGGCGACCTTTCGCACCATCGCCGCCTCCACCGCCGGCAGAAGCTCGGCCACCGCTGCCTCCGCCACGCCCAGCGCGCGGGCCATCGCCAGCGCGGCGGTCATGTCGAAGCCGATCACGCCGCCCATCGGCGCGGTTCGCAACTGCCCGTCGAGGCGCTGCGCGAGATCCCACACCTGCCGCCCCTCGTGGGTGCGCGGCCGGTCCACGACTTTCGGGCACGCTTCGCAGGTTTGCGGGCACGCCGCGCAGTAGTCTCCGCCCCCGCCGTAGTGCCATCCGGCGAGGGCGCCGAGGCGTTTTTTTCCGCGTCCAGCAGGGCAAAGCCCTCGACCGCCGGCGCGAACACCTGCTCGATCAGCCACGCGATGAGGCGCGGATCCTCGGTGATCAGCTGAGCCACCGCGGCGCGCGTCACCGGCAGCGGCGCGTCCTCGTGGTCGACCACCGTCCAGCCGATCGCCAGCATGTCGACGATGCGCAGGCACAACTCCAGCGCCTCGGCCTCGGGAATGCTCACCTCGCCACCGCTGAAGATCGCCGCCTCCATCGCGGTGCCGCGCACCAGCTCCACCATGTCCGGCATGGTCAGCCGCCGGAAGGTGAACGCGAGATCGTCGTCGTAGCGCGCCTCGATGGGCCGCAGGTCCAGCCGGCGCATCAGTAGGCCGCCACGTCGTTGACCAGCGTCGCGGTGCACATCCGCCCCAGCACCGGATCCTGCGCCGCCTGCCAGTCGAAGGTCACCTGGATGCCCTCCGGGCCGGAAACCGAGATCCGCGGGCGCGGCAGGAACACCGAATGCGCGACGATCTCGAAGGTCTCCCCGGTCGCGAGCGCGCTGTAGGCCACGGTGATCTCCGACGCGGTGCCGTCGATGGCGGCGTCGAGCAGCGTGGTGTCGGCGAAGCGCATCCTTGATCGGTGCCAGCGGGTCGCGGCCGAAGCCCAGCAACTCATTCTCGAGCAGCGGCTGCTCGCTGCCCAGCGTGGTGCTGGCGAAGGGCACCTTCGTGAAGCCGCTCGCGGGCGGGGTGCCATAGACGGTCTCGAATGCCAGCGCCATCTGCGCCCGCGCACCCGTGGAACGTGCCATCGTATTCTCCTCGGATTGTCTGGGTCAGGCCAACGGATCGGCCGTGGAATAGTGCAGCACGACCGCGATCACCGCCGCCTTCAGGCTCGCCGCGCCCTCTACGGCCAAGTCCACCGGCCGTGGCGCTTCCGCCTCGACCCAGTCGCAGAGCCCGCCCAGCGTGCGGTCGGCGGCGAGCGCCGTGCCGATGCTGGCGGTCAGCGCGTCGAACGCCGCGTCACGGTCGTTCGGTCCTTGCAAGGGTCCCCCGGACCCTTGCATCTGCTGCGCAGACCGGGCCTCACCCTGCACCACCGCCTCGATCTCGGCCCGATGCCGGTAATGGTAGCGCAAGGGCGAGAGCGTCACCTCCGGATCCCCCGGCTCGCCGTCGCGCAGGATCAGGAGGCCCTCGGCGGGCACGCGCTCGGGCAGCACCTCACCGCGGAGGACGGTGGCGGGCAGGGTCGAGAGGCGGGCGTGAAGGGCCAGAAGGATGGTTTCGCGTGGGGTGGGCATTGTCAGTGGCCTCGAATCCTCGCCTGCGCTATCTCGGCGCGAG